CCAGGTGGTAAAGTATCATAATGGAATTAACAGAAGAAAATGTATTAAAAGTTCTTGAGGAAATTATTCCCTATATAGAAGCTGATGGTGGATTCCTTCAACTTTACGAGATAGAATACGAAACAGGATACGTCAAAGTAAAGTTAGGTGGTGCATGTGAGACATGTGCTATGAGCACTATGACTTTGAAGCAAGGCATCGAACGTAAACTGATGGAAGAGATTCCTGATGTTGTTGGTGTTGTCCAAGTATTATGAAGATTGAATTTGAACATCACTGGGGTGGCAAGGATACTTGGTATCTAAAACTCGAAAGATGGGCAAAGAAACAACCTGTGCCAATTAATTTTTTGGCACAAGGTTTGATAGAATGGTTGAAAAAAATCTGGATTGATGCTAAGATACAGAATACCATGAGGGAGGTTGACCTTCAAGCAACCAATATTGTACAAGAATGGGAGAATAATGACAGAACAAACCATAGATACATCATGGAGAGAGGAGTATTTGGGGATGAAGGCTGGTCTATCGAAATTTCAAATAGAACTTTTGGAGAACGGACCGAAATCACTATCCCAAAGTTGGATTCTCGGAGCGATGCACGGCAATTGGAAAAAGATGAAAGGGATCAAGGATCCTGAACCCCCAGACTGTCAATCCAGTCTAAGTGAATTTTATAAAAAACAAGATAGTTATGAATCTGGAAACTCTACAGGAAAAGTGGAAAGTTGATTGTGAAATTAAAGAAGGTGAATATGATAAGGAATCTATAAGGATTCCTCAACTTCATATGAGATATATGGAGTTGTATAATACATTTTCTTTAATGAAGAAGGACAGAGAATCTGAAATGAGAGGTCTCTGGAGAGAAAAATGGATTTACTATAAGGGTAAAGCACCTACTAAGATCTATAAAGATACACCATTTGATTTCAAACTAACTACGAAAGAAGAAATCAATATGTTTATAGAAGCAGATGAGGACGTTAGAAAACTCCACCTGAAAATAGACTATATAGAACAGGTTCTATTCTTTCTCGATGGGGTATTACGTCAAATCAATAATCGTAATTACCAAATTAAAAATGCTATCGAGTGGACTAGATTTCAATCTGGTATGTAATGAAACTCGGTGATCCTTATAGGACGGTAAAATTCTCTGAACAATCTATGATGATTGTCAGATCAGCAATAACAAAAACAGATTTAAGATGGAATGAAGGTATGCTTCAGAATTCCCTCAATAAATCTAGAAAATCTGAAGTAGCATGGGTTAAGGACGCACGTCTTTGTTCCATGCTTTTTAGTATGGCTCAACAAATGAATACTGCAGCAGGATGGAATTTAAATATAACTGGTATTGAACCTGTACAATTTGGAGTCTACTCTGAGAGTGATCATTATAATTGGCATATTGATCAGCATACTAATGTCAATAAAGGACTGGTTAGAAAGATAAGTATGTCGCTATTCCTTAATGAAGATTATGAAGGAGGCGATTTTGATTTGGAGATATATAAACCAGAGGTAGATCCTCGGTATAAATCTTTTAAGTTGCCAAAAGGATCTGCTATTTTTTTCCAAAGTGATAGATGGCATAGGGTTAGACCTATTACATCTGGAATTAGAAAATCTATTGTGGCATGGTTTTATGGATCTTCTTATACGTAAAAAGAACGAAGTCTATTTAAAAGTTGAAGCAGAACCGCATCTTCATAAAGAAGCAGCAGAATATTTTTCTTTTGAAGTAGAATCTGCAAAGTATATGCAGAGAAAGAATAGGTATAGAGGTTGGGATGGTAAGGTACATCTATACTCACCTGCTACTGGTGAGATATATTGTGGTCTTGTTAGTTACTTTACTGAGTGGGCTAAACAAAGAGGATATGAATATGAGTTTAAACAACATGAAACCTTTGGACATCCTGAAGAAGAGAATGATTTAATTACTCCAGAAGGTGTGGTGGGTTTTGTAAAAGGTCTACGCTTACCTGTGAAGGTTCGGGACTACCAATACCAAGCAATATATGAATGCCTGAAATACAACAGGCGACTCCTGCTGTCCCCAACAGCAAGCGGAAAGTCGTTAATGGTATATTCATTAGTTAGATATCATGTAAATTTAAATAGGAAGATCCTTATTGTTGTTCCGACTACTTCGTTGGTGGAGCAAATGTATAAAGACTTTGAAGAATATGGTTGGATGGCATCCAAATACTGCCACAAAATATATTCTGGGCAAGAGAAAGATACTAAAGCTGATTGCATAATTACCACTTGGCAATCTGTTTACAAGCAACCTCGCAAATGGTTTGAAAAGTTTGATGTAGTCATCGGTGACGAGGCTCACCAATTCAAAGCCAAATCTCTTACTACGATTATGCATAAATTGCATGGTTGTAAATACCGTATAGGTTTTACTGGTACATTAGATGGTGCTAATGTAAATCAATTAGTCTTAGAAGGTGTGTTTGGTAGATGTTCCCAAGTTACCAAGACACATAATCTAATGAAGCAAGGTCATGTTTCAAATTTAAGTGTCAAAGTATTAGTTCTTAAACATCAAGAACAAATATTTGATGGGTATCAAGATGAAATGAATTACCTTTGTGAACATGAAAACAGGAATAAATTTATTCGTAATCTTGCCTGTGACTTAAAAGGAAATACTTTAGTCCTTTTTAACTATGTAGAAAAGCACGGTCTTCCTCTGTATGAGATGATAAATAGTCATACGGACAAACCAGTCCATTTAGTTTATGGTGGTATTGATGTTGATGATCGTGAAGAGATTAGGAGACTAGTTGAGAATGAAGATAATTCTATTATCGTTGCCAGTTATGGCACTTTCAGTACTGGTATTAATATTAAGCGGTTGCACAATCTGGTCTTCGCCAGTCCATCAAAATCAAGAGTGCGTAACCTTCAATCTATCGGGAGGGTACTTCGACAGTATAGGGGAAAAGAAATAGCAACCCTATATGATATAGCTGACGATATTAGTAGAGACAATGGAAAGAACTATACTCTCCTACATCTCTTTGAAAGACTCAAAATATATAGAGATGAAAAATTTAATTATGAAATCATAGAAGTTAAAATTTAGTCTTATGATTAATTACGCTAAACATGAAGAAGAATTTTATGGAGTAATTAAACTCTCTAATGGTGAAGAGTTGCTCGCTAAAATAATATTAACAGAAGAAGAGGGTGAGAGTCTTGCGTTTATGCAAGATCCTGTTGGTATTCAAGTTATTAATAAATCAGTAGATGAGAATAAAATGATGAAAGCTATGGGATTCCATAAGTGGATGCAACTTTCAGATGAAGAATTTTTTATAATACGTGAAAAAGATATTATTGCTGTTGCCTCTATGAGCAAAGAGGTGGTGTTAATGTACGAAACTTTTATTACTAGTAATGATCCTAACTTAAATAATAAAGAAGTTAGAACTAAAAGAAGAACAAAAATAGATAACGTAAGAGGGTTTTTGGGTAAGGTAGATGAGGCTAGAGCACTCTTTGAGAAAATATATAATAATTAATACTGTGCCCCTGAACCCTTACACGGTTATTCTATAGAGGATTGACATTCTTGTCAAGCCCCAGTATAATAGATTCATGACGGTACCCCTATATGAAGACCCAGAAAAAGCAAAAGCAACATTATGTTAATAATGCTGACTTTCTTGCTGCAATTATAAAATACAAAGAGAAAGTTGAAATTGCTGAGAAGCAAGGTCTTCCTAAACCTCGTGTCAATAATTATATTGGCGGTTGCTTTTTAAAGATAGCAACACACTTATCTTATAGACCAAACTTTATCAACTACATGTATAAAGATGATATGGTTTGTGATGGAATTGAAAATTGTATACAGTACATAGATAATTTTGATCCAGCAAAAAGTAAAAATCCTTTTGCATATTTTACACAGATAGTTTATTATGCGTTCCTACGTCGTATTGCTAAAGAGAAAAGGCAAATGGATATCAAAGATAAGATCTTAGAAAAATCTGGATACGAACATGTATTCTCTACTGATGGGCATGATGGTGATTTTCATGGCATAAAAAATCGTGTAGAGATGAATCAAAAGAGATGAAGATCTTATTAATAACAGATCAACACTTTGGTGTTAGGAATGATAACCAGAACTTTATTGAACACTATAGAAAATTCTATGGTAATATCGTCATACCTTTTCTTAAAGCATCTGGTATCAAAGAGATTATAAATTTAGGTGACACGTTTGACAGACGTAAGTTTGTTAATTTTATGTCTCTTGAAGCAGCAAAGGAGATGTGGTTTGACCCTGTTAAAGAACTGGGATGTAAGATGACTGCCTTGATTGGCAATCATGACATATATTATAAGAACACATTAAGGATTAACTCACCAGATGAGTTGTTGGGAGGATAT